AATAGATTCGCCACCAACCGAAATGCTGCTGGCGCTATCGTTCTCTTTGATGACAGAGACTGCATCGCGCAGACCCTTGTTGTAGCCGCCATTGAATACGTCATCGCCCTCTACGATCAAGGTGATAGCGTCACGCACCAAAGCCGTAGCCTTGCGCTGACCTGCTGCCGCCTTAAGCTTTAGGTAGATGTCTTCTCTCAGATGAACTGAGTAGGGTACTAGCCGTTTCGCTTCCATGCTTTGAATTCCTCGTTGATGTTTAATAAAAGTTGTGATGCTTCTGGGTTTGTCTTAAGTTCGGTGCGGGAGATCACGCCAAGCTCAGAACGTAACCAGTCTGTTGCCGCCTTTGTGGTGGCCTCGGAAATGAATCCAATGGCAACCAGCCAGTCGTGGAACCTTGTGTCGTTGCATAAGATTCCTGCAAGCTGGACTACATCGCGGGGCAGGTCATGATCCCTGTTCATTGGCTTTTCTTCGCCATTCATGCGAACCATGACTACCTGATACCGAGCCCCAACAAAATCACGCATGACTTCATCGGGTATTTCGTCTGGATGGATAGAAAGGGTAAGGATATATCCCGTTTTGTCCTGTTTTATTGCGACCTTTACGGCCTCAAATTGACTGGTCTTCATGGTCAAAAAGGCACATCCTGATCGTCAAGTGCGTCAGGCTGTTTGGGTGCTGGTTTGGCTGCGGGGACATAGGGGTTGTCCTTTGGCTTGGGCTTGTAGTTATTCCAAGACATACGGATCCACTCTCCGTATTGGCCTGTCATCTTCCATGCGCCCAGCTTAATTACGATGTCGTCCAAGTCGTGCTCTTCCAATAACTGCTTGAGAACAGAACGCTCCATCGTCAGTTCGCCCACCATGTCAGGCTTGTTAGGTGCGTCTTTGTATTTGTTTGCGGAAAGCTTTCCACTGTTTGGGTACTGTGCCATTTCATTGCTCCTTAAAACGGTCTTTGTAAACTTTGAATGCCGCCAGCGTAGCGGTGTACTGTGCTTCGTCAACTTCTTTCAGCCTGTCGAAGATGTTGCGGTTGACCTTAAAGATGTTGGTTACATCGTTCTTGGACTGAGCAAAGGTAAGCTGGATGTTGGCTGCTTCCATTACTGCGGTCACCCACTCTTCTGGCGAACAATCTTGTTCTGAGGCAATCTTGATTTGCCAAGGCAGGTCTTTGCCCTCAATCTTTGTGGGCGGCTTGGCCTTTGGGGTCACCTTCACAGGCTTAGCCTTCTCTTCCTGCTTCTCTGCATCCACCGCATCGGACTCAACAATCTCCATAGCCATGAGCCACAGGTAACGGCGCAAGTAAGTATGGGTACTGCCCAACTGCTGTATTGGCTGACCTTTTGCCGCCTCAGCGTAGACAATCGGCGTAGAGAATTCAATCTTGCCTTCGCCTTCTGCGTCATAGACTGTCAGGGTTGCTGTATCTCCGAACGTCACTACGCCGCACAGACCAATCTCGTCAAAGATCTTGTGGACTGTAGGGATGAAGTCGCCCAGTTCGTAGTAGTGCCAGCCACCATAAGTGTTGTGGCCTGTCTTCTTGATGCCTGAGTTAACAAGCTGTAGCCGTGCGGCTTGCAGTTTTTTATAGACTGTCATGTTTTTCCTTAGAGTTTTGAGATTGCGCGATCAAGATACCACTTGGCTTTTTCCAAGTCTTCTTTGTGCTTGCCTTTGAACTGTGCGCGGCTGATGTACTTCACAGCGTTGCCTAAGTTGTAGTCCAAGTCTTTGGCTTCGATGAAGTCAATAGTCTCGATACCACCCACCTTGTAATGTGGCGGTTGGTTGACAAAATCAACAATTTCTGTGTAAGCGTCAACTAACTTAGCTTCTTGTTTGGCCTTGCCAATAATTTGAGCCTTCTTCTTTGCATAGTCCACTGCTGATACGCCCAGTCTCTTGGCCATAGCCACTTCTGTTGCTGTCACCACAATCTTCTGCGGCTGCATCTTCTTCTTAACCATGTACGCAACTTGGTAGGAAGTCTTGAACTTCTTAGCCACTGCTGTGGTGGTAGCGTCTGGATTTGCGGTGAAGTATGCGCGCATCTTTGCTGCTCGGCTGTCGCGAGTTTTCTTTGTTGTTGCCATTTTCATGGTTCCTTTGATTCAAGATATTGTTTGTACTGATTGCAGAAGCTATTGACTTGACAGTAGGACTCGCATCGTGTGCGTGTGCCGGGGCGGTGTTCAATGAAATAGCCTTTGGGTGGTAACGCTATCTCTGCCTCTGCTCTGCTGTCGTGCAATGACTTTGCTCTTACGCCGCCTTCCTTCTTGACGGCAAACTTCTCTGGCTTCTCCCACATTTCTTCAGGAGTGCAGTCAGACATTTCACTGTCTGTCTCGCTGTTGAAGTAGGCTTCACTGTGCAAGTTCAGACGATCACTGACGTATGCTTCACGCTCTTCCATCGGCCACAGTGGGATGTCGATTGTTGCAATGGGAGATGATGGGTAGCCTTCTTTCACCACATCCCTTGCTGTCCAATCGCGCACGATGGCGATGATTTGCAGCTTCTTCACTGGCTGCTTCTTAACTCGCTCGACCAGCCATGCGTAAACATTTAACTGGTTGTGCCAGTCTTGTTTCTCATTCATGACTGACCATGCGCCTGTTACCTTGTAGTCAGAGATGATGATTCCATTCTCTTCAACTTCTTGCAGGTCAATAGCGCCGCTGAGCTTCCATCCTTCGTACTCGGTAAAGATGCGCTCTTCAACGATGTGATGCGCGTCCTTGCCATGCTCTAGGATGTTGTGAACGGCAGAGCCGAACAGCGCCCAGACCATCTCACTGGCATCAGTCTCAATCTCATCCCAATGCTTACGCTTGAGTTGAACAATCCGAGGACTGTTGAGCAGTTCCGTTACCGAGATGTTGGCCTTCCCCTTGGTGTAGGTCGGGCGGTGTATCACATTGACGAACGTCTGTGGCAAGTTGTATTTATTTGTGAGTTTCATGTTTAGTTCCAAAAGTTCCGTACTTGTCTAGGTTTCTTTGAAGCTCCCGCTGTTCAAACTCCTTGGCTAACAGGTAATTGCTGTACTGACAATCAATCAAATCACTTTCATCCATATTTACTCCTAACTTATGTAAGGGATGCCAATGTAACAGTTGAATTGTGTGGTGTCAAGCGGTATGATATAACTGGTACATTATTGAAACTCTGGAAACGTTACCAGTATGCGTAGAGCCAATCGTGTGGATGCCAATCAGGATCAGATCGTTGAGACTTTGAGGGCTTGCGGAGCGTATGTGCGGGTGGTAACGATGGGCGATGGGGTTCCTGATTTGTTGGTTGGGTATAGGGGATATACCTTGCTGCTTGAGGTTAAGGATGGCAGGAGGCCCCCTTCGGCGCAGAAGTTAACGCCAGCGGAGCAGAAGTTCTTTGATGAGTGGACAGGCGGGGTGTGTGCTGTGGTCAACAGCGTAGAGGAAGCTCTGGAGATTTTGAAAAAATGTGTATGATTGAGTCGTGGTTGCAGTTGCCACATTTTCATGAAGTTTCCTTTTTGCGGGGTCGTAACTGACCCCGTTTTTTTATCAAGGCGCAGGGTAGCTCAGTAGTAGAGCGTCCGGCTCATACCCGGAAGGACGGAGGCGCGATTCCTTCCCCTGCAACCATCATGTACAAAAAACGGCAATAAGTAGACATGAGCCTTGACTCATGTACAAAAAAGCCAAATATGTGTACATGACACCAGTTGACACCACTTGAAATTTGTGTAGAATCCACCGCATCAACGGACTGGTAACCCGTTGTAGTTCACACAAACGATAGATAACCCTGCTCTGGCAGGCTTCGTCAATGCTGTAGAAATTCTGTGTGTGCAGACTCTACATCGGCAACCAAGCCTAAAGCCTCCAGAGCAGGGTTTTTTGCTTTATGCCATTACCATTTTTTTAAGGATGCGTAATGGGCAAAAGAATTTTCAAAGAAGATCCAACAGTAGGCACTGCACGATACAAGATTCAAGATTTATACAAAAATCCTGAGGCAAAATTTGCCGTGTTCTGTCGCAACGAACAAGGTTTAAAAGCTAAGTTTGAGATAACTCATGCTGATGTCGATGTTGCGCTGGAAGCTGCTCGGAAATATGCCTCAGAATATGCAAGCGCGGGCGGATCAGACTTTACATATTATGTTATTGAAATTAAACACCGCGTCGGAATAGAGTGCGGCAAACTGGTTGATACGCCTATGGCCTAACAACTACCCTCCCAGCGGGTAGTTGGGCGTAAGGCTGCGATAACCACATAGGGCAGAAATCTCCCTATGACCACAACCAGACCAGACCCCGATGGCGGAAGCAAGG